ATTTGTGCTGTATTACAAAAGTATATCGACCAAGGTATTTCGGTAAATACTTCTTATAATCCAGAACACTATGAAGACGAAAAAATTCCAATGAGTGTTCTACTACAACACGTCATCATGTTTTACAAGTATGGCGGAAAACAACTTTACTATAATAATACATACGATGGACAGGGAGAAGTTGACATCGATAAGTTTGATGCCCCATTGCCCCAGTCAGAAATCACAGACGATGAGGATTGCGATAGTTGCAAAATTTAACAATGACAGTATTCAATGCTAAAAAAAGAGATCACACAAAAAACAAAATGTTTTTTGATGGCGGCGTCAACCTGCAACGTTATGACACATTGAAGTACAGACAGTTTGACAAACTAACTGACAAGCAGTTGGGTTTCTTTTGGCGACCAGAAGAAGTTGATATCAGCAAAGACAGCAAAGATTTCAAAGATCTCACTGAGCATGAACAACACATTTTTACTAGTAATTTGAAACGACAAATATTGTTAGACAGTGTTCAGGGTCGTTCACCTAATTTAGCATTATTGCCAATTGTGAGTTTACCAGAACTGGAAACATGGATTGAAACATGGGCATTCAGTGAAACAATCCACAGTAGAAGTTACACGCACATTATTAGAAACATTTATGCAGACCCTAGTAAAGTGTTTGATGAACTATTAGACGTTAATGAGATTGTGCAATGCAGTGACAGTATCAGCAAGTATTATGATAACCTCATAGATATGAATGATCCAGAGGACAAAGAATACGGCAGTTACGAGCATAAAAAAGCATTGTGGTTAGCACTAATGGCAGTAAATATACTAGAAGGTGTACGTTTTTATGTTTCATTTGCTTGTAGTTGGGCATTTGCCGAATTAAAGAAAATGGAAGGTAATGCCAAGATAATTAAATTGATAGCCAGAGATGAAAATGTACATTTGGCTAGTACTCAACAGATGCTGAAGTTTTTGCCACAAGACGATAAAGACTTTGCAAAAATCAAAGCAGAATGTGAGAATGAATGCATTGAAATGTTTATGAGTGCAATCAGAGAAGAAAAGAATTGGGCAGAGTATTTGTTCAAAGATGGTTCAATGATTGGCTTGAATGCACAACTTCTCAAAGAGTATGTAGAATGGATTGGTGCAAAACGTATGAGAGCAGTTGGATTAACTGCACCGTATAGTGTAAGTGCAAGTAACCCGCTACCTTGGACGCAAAAGTGGATCTCAGGTGGCGAAGTACAAGTTGCACCGCAAGAAACAGAAATTAGCAGTTATGTTATTGGTGGTACTAAACAAGACGTAACTGAAGACACATTTAAGGGACTGAGTTTATAATGTTAACAATATATTCTAAAAACAACTGCGGTTATTGTGTACAAGCAAAAAACCTATTAAAAAATATTGATATTGAATTTGAAGAAGTAAACATCGAAGAAGATGCAGATCAAATGCAATTCATTTTATCTGAAGGACACAGAACAATGCCTCAAATTTACAAAGATGGTAAACTTTTTGTAGAAGGCGGCTATCAAGGATTAAAATCTCTGAGTGCTGATGAGATAAAAGAAAAAATCAATGGTATAGACACATCTAACTTAGGCTCAATCTAATGTACAACATAAATGAAATGATTGGTAAAATTATTACCATTCGAACCAATAACGGTCAAGAAATTATTTGTAAACTTAATGGTGTTGATGAAGATAAAAAGTTTTTGACTGTTGATAGACCCAAAGTGGTTTTTGTTAACCAAGAAGATGTTGTACTATTACCATTCTTATTGACATCACCATCACAAGAATTAATTCTTAGTACTAAAGAAATTTTTACTGTAGCAAAAAGTTTAGAATTAACTGCAAACGATTATAAAGATATGATCGAGCAAGAAATTGCCATGGAAGCTCAAGAATCAGAAAAATCTGAAGATAAATAATATTTATGGGAGCACCAATTGCAAGATTAGGAGATTTAGTAACTCTAGGAGTCATAGTTGGCCCTGGTGCTATACCTGTTTTTGGTGTTAATGTAAATGGTATTCCTGTTAGTCTTTTAGGTGATGCAGTATCATCACATGGTGAGCCACCTCATACTACAGCATTTATTGCACAAGGTGCACCGAGAGTAAAAGTCAAAGGATTACCACCTGCACACCTTGGCGCTCTAGCCACATGTGGAC